AACGAATTTCAACGCCAAACCCGATTTTAGGTGATCGCATGAGCAAGAGGGCGCCCATCACGAGCGCTGGCGAGGCAGTGCGGATTGTGCAGGCGGCAGGGATTCCTGTCGTGCCTCCGGGCCACATGGTTCTGGACGAATGCGATTGGCCGCATTGGCGCAATGTCGTCGCGGAGTTTGCTCGGGCGGAATGGAGCGAGCATCAGCTTGAGCTCGCTGCGATGCTGGCGCGCACGATGGCCGATCTGGCGAGGGAACAGCGGACGCTCCGAACGGAGGGTTATATAGCCGTCCGTGATAACGGAACGACGGTTGAGAATCCACGGGCGCGATCGGTGAAGTCGCTGACCGGGGATATTCTCTCGTTGCGTCGATCCTTGGCCCTCCACGCCCGCGCGCGAAGTGGGGATTCGCGGAACGATGCGAAGCGGCGGGAAGCTGGGAAAGAGATCGAGCGCAATGCAGGGGATCACGATGAGCTGCTTCCGCGACCGCAAATCAACTAGGGCCGCCGAACAACTTCAACACGTAACGCCGGAAATAGCCAAGCGGATACTCGCTTGGGTCAGGGAAAACGTGAAGAGTTAGTTGCGGGCAGGACTGGATACCTGCTGCCTGCGGGAGGGGGTGGCCGGACCGTACCCTTATCCTAACGCCCGCATTCCAACGCGGCTAAGTGTGGGGAGCTACCCCGCTTAAACAGCCCGCGCCGTGCGCTTCTATCAGCGCCGCCGCAACGGACCAGCGGCTAACACATGGTTCGATGAATTACAAGAACCGCCCAGACGTGGGCGAGGGGCTGGGAGATCCTAGGACGAAGGCTGCCGGGTGCAGCACTCCCAGCCCACTAAATCACGGAGCCGCGATGACTGAGGGCGAAAAGGTCATCCAGTTCATCGAAGAATTTTGCAGGGTTCCGGAGGGTGCACGCGTAGGCGAGAAGCTGAAGCTGGCCGAGTTCCAGAAGAAGTTTATTCTTGATATATACGATAATCCGGCCGGCACTCGGCGAGCTTATCTCGCGATCGCGCGTAAAAACGGGAAGAGCGCCCTTATAGCGTGCCTCCTCCTAGCGCATCTGGTCGGTCCCAGGGTTGTGCTGAACAGCCAATTGGTTTCGGGCGCCCGCTCGCGGGATCAAGCTGCGCTCGTGTTCAATTTGGCGGCCAAAATGGTCGATCTTGAACCTGAGCTGCGGAAGCGTGTCAGAATTGTTCCATCTGGCAAGCGCCTTATCGGCCTAGCATGGAACACGGAGTACAAGGCCCTAGCGGCTGACGGAACGACGGCCCACGGCCTTAGCCCTGTCCTCGCCATTCTTGACGAGGTGGGCCAGGTCAAAGGGCCGCAAGACGATTTCATAGACGCGATCACCACATCACAGGGCGCGCACGAAAAGCCGTTGCTGATTGCGATTTCGACGCAGGCGCCAACCGACGCGGATCTGTTCTCGATCTGGCTGGATGATGCAGAGCGGTCGGAAGATCCTTCGATTGTATCCCATGTCTATACGGCGCCTGAAGATTGCGCGCTGGATGACGAGGAGGCGTGGAAGGCGGCAAATCCGGCCCTAGGGCTATTCCGCTCGCGGCGAGATGTCGAGGAGCAGGCGGCGCAGGCCAAGCGGATGCCGAGCGCGGAGAATACCTTCCGCGTCCTGACGCTCAACCAGCGCGTCAACATGGTTGCCGCATTTGTATCGGCGGCAACGTGGAAGGCCGGCAACGGCGCGCCTGGAGAGTTTGAGGGAGCGGTTTATGGCGGGCTGGATCTCTCTGCGACCACTGACCTTACAGCGCTTGTTCTCACATGCCGTAAAGACGGCATGGTTCACGTTCGACCATTCTTCTGGATGCCGCTCGATAGCGTCTCCGAAGCGGCCCGAAGGGACAAGGCTCCCTATGACGTTTGGGTTCGGGATGGGCTATTACGGACCACTCCTGGGAAAGTCATCGATTACGATTACGTGGCGCGGGACATCGGCCAAATCTGCTCCGGCCTCTCGATAGCGAAGATCGGTTTCGACCGCTGGCGCATGGACCGGATGCAACAGGCCCTCGCGAGACAGGGAGTCGAGCTTCCGCTGGAGCCGTTCGGGCAGGGCTACATGAGCATGTCGCCCGCGCTGGATGCACTGGAGGCCGACTTGCTCAAGGAATGCGTGCGCCACGGCGGGCATCCGGTGCTGGCGATGTGCGCGGCCAATGCTGTGGCGGTGAGCGATCCAGCAGGAAACAGGAAATTGGACAAGGCGAAGGCGACGGGCCGGATAGACGGGCTTGTCGCTCTGGCAATGGCGGAAGGGGTGGAGGCGATGATGCAGGAGCTGATCCCCGTCTCGCCCTGGGATGATCCGGCCTTTAGTTTGGTTGGTAGCACGCTATGAACGTGAGCGCAGAGCGGTGCCAAGAACTACTGAGCTATTGCGCTGAGACCGGCAAGCTGACTTGGGCGTGTGACCGCGTTTCAGGGCAGGGCAGAGTTAATGTCCACGCTGGCGACATCGCCGGTTCTATTGGCCGCGCCGGATATCGCATTGTCCGCATAGACGGCAAGAATTATCGCGCTCATCGTGTCATTTGGCTGATGGCACACGGAGACTGGCCCGAATACGAAATTGATCACATCAACGGAAACAGGGACGATAATCGTATCTCAAACTTGCGCCACGCAACTCGCTTGCAGAACGCAAAGAATGTCGGGCTGAGCAGGCGAAACAAGTGGGGCTCAAAGGGCGTAAGTTGGGACAGCCTAAAAGGCAGCTGGAGAGCGGACATTTGCGCCGATGGACGTGCCCGCTTCCTCGGCAATTTCGCAACAATTCCAGAAGCTAGAGCGGCTTACAGCGCGGCAGCGCTTGAACTTCATGGCGAATTTGGGCGGGCCGCCTGATGGGGCCGGACGATCCGATCTTTGCCGAGAAGCGGATGATTACGTCGCTGACCGGCGAATCCATCGAGCGGCCGGGGGCAAATATCCTCCGCGTGTTCGGGCTAAGCGATATTGCTCTGCCAACGGTCACGATCAGCACGGCGCTGACCGTTCCCGCTGTGTGGGCGGCAGTGTCGTTCCTGTCCCGCACCTTGGCTGCTTTGCCTCTGCACTCATACCGGAATTTGCCGGACGGAGCCAAGCGGATCGAGGGCGGCCTAGAGACGCTGATCCACGAAGCTCCTAACCCTGAGTGGACGAGCTTCAAGCTGCGCCAGCACTTCTGGCAACAGGTGTTCACCGGAGGCCGGGGACTACTCTACATCGAGCGTAGCGGAACGAACATCGTCGCTTTGTGGCCGATCGATCCGACGCGAGCCACGGTAAGACGGACGCCCACCGGAACGACCACTTACGAGGTCGGGACAAAGACATACCAGGCTTCGGAAGTCATCGATGTTCCGTTCATGCTTCGGGCTGACGGTCTTTGCCATTACGGCCCGATCATGCAGGGCGCGGAGACGATCCAGCTCGCGCTAGCGATGAACAAGTACGGGTCCAAGTTCTTTGCCGGCGGCGGGGTTCCTCCGCTCGGCCTGACTGGCCCACTGCCGGCTGGTCCGGAAGCCATGAAGCGGGCGATGGCCGATGTTCAGCGGTCGATCGACGTAGCGCGGGAATCCAGCGCTCCAATCGTCCAGCTTCCGCCCGGGTACGAATTGAAGCCGATCGCCTTCGATCCCGACAAGGGGCAGATGGCGGAAGGGCAAAGGTTTGTGGTCGAGCAGATCGCGCGGCTGTTCAACATACCGCCTGTGTTTTTGCAAGACCTGGAGCGGGCGACGTTCACCAATGCCGAGCAGCAGGACCTTCATTTGGTCAAGCACTTGGTGGGCCAGTGGGCGCAGGCGCTCGAAGAGGAAATGAACCTCAAGCTGTTCGGGCAGCGGAACGGCGGGCGCTACGTCGAGCACAACCTTGACGGGTTGCTTCGCGGCGACTTCAAGACCCGCGCCGATGCCGTCGCGGCCCTTGTCCAGTGTGCCGTTTATACGCCGAACGCGGGCGCTCAGTACATGGGCCAGGAAAAGAGCGACGATCCGCTGATGGACAAGCATTACATCCAAGGGGCCACCGTCCCGCTTGAGAAGAGCGGGGAAACAAAGCCGGGAACGCCACCGCCCGCCGATGGGGGTAACCAATGAAGCTTGAACGCAGGGCGCTTTCTGCCCCGCTCGAAGTCCGCGCCGAGGGCAAGACAATCGGCGGATATGCGGCAGTTTTCAATTCCACCACCGACATCGGCGGAATGTTTCGCGAGAAGATCGCTCCTGGCGCCTTCAAGCCGTCCCTAAACGGCGACGTGCGGGCTCTTTGGAACCACGACACGAATTATGTTCTGGGCAGAACCAAGGCCGGAACCCTCAGACTGTCGGAAGATGAGCGCGGCCTGGCGGTCGAGATCGACCTTCCCGATACGCAGGCAGCTCGCGACCTTCGCGAGAATATGCGCCTCGGAAACGTCGATGGGATGAGCTTCGGCTTTCGCGTCACCAAGCAGGAATGGGACGAGACCGGAGACATCCCGCTCCGCACGATTCAAGAGGTCGAGCTATTCGAGGTCTCGGCCGTGACGTTTCCGGCTTACGAGGACACGGAAATCGCACTTCGCTCGCTCAACGATGATCGCAGTGAGCGCGAGAAAGCAGAGCACAACGCAGCCGCTGCCCGCGCTCGTATCGCCGCTCGCAAGGCGGAATCAGAGCAAAAGTTTCGGGGCATCAAGCCCGAATAATCCCGGCGCAAGCCGAGCCCTAACCAAGCCCTTGGGAAAGGCGAGACCCGCACCGTCGCGATGACGGCGCTTTCTCACAGAAAGACCCAACCATGAATCTCACTGAGATGCAGGACAAGCGCGGCCAGCTTGTCACCGAGGCGCGTTCGGCGCTCGACGAAATCAAGGCCAACACCGACGAAGCTCGCGCGACGGAGCTTGAGCAGCGCCATGACAAGATCATGGGCGAGCTCGACAAGCTCGACGCCAACATTGCGCGCGAGCAGCGCCAGGTCGAGCGCGAGAAGACCGAGACCGAGAAGCGTGAGCAGCGCCGGCCAGACCAGAGCGGCGAAGGCCGCGCGGTCGATGAGGCGAAGAAGCCGGAATATCGCGATGTGTTCGTGAAGCTGGCTCGGAGCGGCTTTGATCCGCAGGAGCTTTCGGCGGAAGAGCGCTCCATTCTGAAGCGCGGCATCTACGTGCCGAGCGAAGAGGAGGCCCGCGCACAGACTGTCGGCACCAATTCGGCCGGTGGCTACACTGTCCCGACCGATCTTGCGGCATCCGTCGACAAGACCCTCAAGATGTGGGGTCCGATGTATGACGAGGCGATCTGCAACGTCCTCAATACGGCTTCGGGCAATCCGATCGACTTCCCGACTGTTGACGATACGGCATCGACGGTTTCGCAGCACACGGAAGCCGCTGCGATGACGGACGATGGCTCAAAGGACGCTTCACTATCGAAGATGACGCTCAATGCGTTCGCTTACGACACGAGTTGGGTGCAGATCTCGATGGAGCTTCTTCAGGACAGCGCCATCAACGTCGAATCGTTCATCGGCGAACTGCTCGGCGAACGTCTTGCCCGCCGCGTCAATACCGAGCTGACCACGGGCGACGGCACGGGCGATCCGAACGGCATCGTCACCGCCTCCACGGCCGGCAAGACCGCCGCTCTGACGACTGCGTTCACGGCAGACGAGGTTATTGACCTCCTGCACTCGGTTGATCCGGCGTATCGCGCGTCTCCGAAGGCTCGCTTCATGATGCACGACACCGTGCTTGCCGCGGTTCGCAAGCTGAAGGACGGCCAGGGCCAGTACATCTGGTCGATGGGCGATATCCGAGGCGGCGCCCCGGCGTCCCTACTCGGCCAGCCTTACAGCGTGAACCAGGCGATGAGCTCGGCCTTCACCACGGGCCAGAAGCTGATCCTGTTTGGCGATTTCGGCAAGTATTTCGTCCGCAAGGTCGGCTCTCCGGTCATCGGCGTGCGGCGCGAATACTACTGGCCGAACATCGGTCTCGCCGGGATCGTTCGCCTCGATGGCGATCTGATCCAGACGAGCGCCGTCAAGCACCTCAAGCTGGCCTAAACCTTTCGGGCGGGGCTTCGCGGTCCCGCCCTTCTTTTCAGGAGGGCCGATATAATGGCTGGTGGTTACAATGTGACCGGCTATCGCAATGGCGATGGCGTATTGGTCATTCAGGGGCAGACTGCGGTAACGCAGGCGACCTCGATTACTACGGGCGTGACGTGCAATGCCTATTCTGGCGTTATCACGACCGTCTCGCAGACGGTGGCGGCCGGTTCCAATGCCGAGTTCACCGTGACCAACTCAAAGGTCGTTGCGACGGACAATATCGTCGTCAACATCAAAACGCACACCTCGGCGGGATCGTTCATTGCGGCTGTTTCCACGGTAGCTGCTGGATCGTTCAAGATCAGGTTGTGCAACCTTCACGCTTCGGCGGCGGGCGACAATGTTCTCGTGCTGAACTTCACCGTCGTGAAGGCTGAAGCCTAATGAGAGTGCGGTTGCTTGTCGGTTTTGCCGGAGCAACCGTCCTCGTCCCAGGGGATGAGGCGGAGTTCGCTAATGCCGAGGCTATTCGGCTGATCGAAGCGGGCTTCGCCGTCCCCATTGCCGCACCTGTCGAAACGGCGGTCAGGAAATTGGACGAAAAGAGGAAGCGCAAATGAGCTGGCTTCCCACGGTCGTTACCGTTGTCCCGGCATCAGAGCCTGTTTCATTGGCCGAGGCAAGGTCTCAGTGCAGGATAGATGGCACGGATTCAGACGGCGACCTCAACCGATACATCATCGCCGCGCGGACGCTCATTGAGGAATATACGGGGACCAAGCTGGTCTCTCAGACAGTGCTCATGCAGGCATCTGGCTTCGGCGACCTCATCGATCTTCCGACCGCGCCAATTCTTTCGGTTTCGTCAGTCAAATACCTCGATACTGCGGGCGTCGAGCAGACGCTTGATACTTCAGTTTACGAGCTTGTGAATACGGGCCTCGATCCGCAAATCCGATTGAAAATCAACCAGACCTGGCCGTCAGTGCGTCCCGTTTCGGATGCGGTCAGAATTACCGCGACCGTTGGGTATTCGACTGTGCCGGAGTCCATCCGCGCCGCGATGCTCATGCTCATTGCCCAATGGAACGATGAGCGATCCTCGATTTCATCAGTGCGCCAATCCGTGACTTCAGATGGCAGCGTTCCGACGCTCCCCAACACGGTTGACGCGCTTCTCGCAAATTACCGCCGCTTCTAACCCAGCCTTAGGCAAGCTGCCGCCGCGCCGTGAGGCGCCGCATCCCTTTGATGGAGCCCACATAACATGGCCGATCTTACGATTACCGCAACGAGCGTTGTTGCCGGTTCGACTGCCCGCATTACCGAAGGAACTGCCGGAGTCGCAGTGACCGCCGGACAGGTTCTCTATCAGGAGGGCTCGACCGGCCTCATGAAGCTGTGTGATTGCAACAGCGCGACCGCCGAAGTCCGCGTGCCCAAGGGCATCGCCCTTCATGCCGCCGCTGCAAACCAGCCGGTTGCCTTTCTCACTCAGGGGCCAATCACGATTGGCGCGACCGTCACGGCGGGGACGACCTATTTCGTCTCCGGCACTGCGGGCGGCATTCGGCCGGCGGCTGACAACACCACGGGCGACTATGTTTCGATCGTCGGTATTGCCACGTCCACGACCGTTATTGACGTGCTGTTCCACCAGTCCGGCGTGGCGATGGCCTAATGCAAGCCGGCGACCTTCGGGACCGTATTGCCATCCGGCGCAGGACGGAAACGAAGAACGCCGGAGGCGGCCTCGATATCGGGTGGGCGGACCTTGCCACGATATGGGCCAATATCCGGTCGATCAACGGCAGGGAGGCCATCATTGGCGGCGTTCTCCAGGGGATTTCATATTTTGAGATCGTCGTTCGCCACCGGACCGACCTTGAGGTGTCTGACCAGATCCTCTGGCTGTCCAACGGCGACAGGGAATTGAACATCCTCTCTGCCGAGGATCGTGATGGAAGGCGGCAATGGACCGTTATTCAGGCGTCCGACCAAAGCCCGCAGAATGCGTAGGTATGTTCGGGGAGATCGTTCGTTCACCCGGCTCCTCAAGCAAATGCCGGATACGGTTGCCGATGAGCTGAGAACGGAACTCGGCAAGACGGGACGCTCTGTTCTCGCGCTTCAGCGGCGCAGGGCACCGTTCCGCACCGGGGCGTTGCAGGCCGGATTGTCCTACGCGGTCACTCCCAAGCGTCTGAGTCTCAAGGTCGGTCTCGTCGGCAAGGCGATCAACCGCCGACTCTTTTATGGATGGTTCGTCCAGTGGGGTCGCAAGGGCGGCGGTCGCGGGGTCAAGCGCAAGAGCGCGAAATATGCGGCCGGTGTCGGGAAAATGCCGCCGCATCCGTTCGTGTTCATCGCGGGACTGAGAGAGCAGATTTACCCGGCCTATCGCAACATTTGGGAGCGCGTGTTGAGAAAGGCCGGAGGGCAGAGCGATGATTGATGCTCAGTCCGCCGTACAGCTCGCGGTTTATTCGAAACTGAACACAACGTCAGCCGTAACGGCGGTTGCCGATGTGTGGCAAAATCCTCCGGAAAATAGCCAACCGAAGCCCAAGGGATTGGTGATTATCGGGCTGGTTTCGCTGGATGCGGATCAGGACAAGAGCCTCGGCATCGACAGAGCGATCATCTCGGTTTTTACCCAACTCCGGACAACCGACGCCCGCAACCTTTATGCGCTGAACGCTGCGGTCAGGAACGCACTCGATGGCCAAGCGGTCACGGCTTCCGGCGCCACGATTTCGCACCCGCAATTCCTCTCGGCTGATCCTCATTTGATGGAGGATGGGCAGACTTACGAGGACGAGCTCAAGTTCGAGATGTTCGTACAATAACCGCCCCGCTGAGAAGCGGTGCATCCCTCAGATGGAGCACTTAAATGAGTGTAAAATTAGGCAACGACTATCGGCTGTGGATCGAAAGTGCCACGCCGGGAACCTACAATCTCATCGCCGGTCAGCAGGACTTGTCGGTCAACCGCAACGGTCAGACGATCGACATTTCCTCGAAGAACGACTTTCCCTATGCCGCGCAAGCGGCCGGCGCGCGGACGCTGAACATCTCCCTGTCCGGCGTTGCCGACCTTCCCGACGCCAACGGCTACACTCGTCTGGAGACGCAGGCCAACCTCACGGTTGCCACGCCGTTCAACGTCCAGGTCCGCAAGGGCGGTTCGTCCGGCTCGGGTTCGGACGTGGTGTTCCAGGGCTCGATGTACGCCACCGACTTTAACCAGTCGATGGGCCGCAATGATGCCGTGAAATACAGCGTCACGCTGGTCGCCTCGGCGGCGCCGACCACGGATGTTCTCGCCTAATGAAGCTCGGCAAGCTCACGCTGGAGACGGCCGCTCCCGATGCGGAACGGCTGCTCTCCAGCACCGGCTTATCGATCGCGGAAATGCGCTCGATGCTGTCGGGGTCGCTCGCCGCGCACCTTCTGGCGCGGGCGATCAATGCGTGTCTCGAAGAGGCGAGGGAAATCGCGTCTCTTGCCGAAGCCATCGCCGAGCATGGCATCGAGGCTGCTCGCGAAGAGGTTCTGAAGCTTTACCAGAAGGAGCCCAAGCGTGGCGGAAAAGCCTGAAGAGGTTGACCTTCTCGGTCAGCTTACGGTCGATCTAGACGCAGAATACACGCTTCGCCCATCCCGGCAGGCTATCTCGAACATCGAAAAGGCGCTCGGCAAAGCGCTCCCGCAACTGACTGTGCAATGCGGCTCACTTGCGCTTTCGGTGGAGGAATTGGGCATCTGCATTGCCGAGCTGATGAAGGCTTATGCCGTATTCGATCCAAATGCGGGAACGGTTTACAAGGCGCCCAATCCGGAAAAGATTGCCGATCTCATCTATGAGCACGGGCCGGTCGATGCCGCCCGCAGGCTTGCGATCATCTTCACTGGCGCTCTGACGGGTGGATACACCGCAGCGGGGGAACCGAAGGCGGCGGGGATGACGACGGAGCCGACCCTGACCGCCGCCTGATCGGCTTCGTCCAGGCCGCTTTAGGCTGGACCTCGCGCCAGTTCATGGACGCGACCAATCACGAAATTTTCGCCGCCTATGAAGCGTGGCGAGACATGAACTGTCCGAAGGAGGGATGATGGCAACTGATCGCGCCGTTTCCCAGCTTGTCCTTCAGGTTGACGCCAATATTGCCGTTGCCCAGCGCTCGCTTCAGGAGCTTGCCAGGACCGTCAATCAGACGACCGGGCAGATGAACAATGCGCTGGGATCTACGGCCAGCGCCCACACGCGGCTGAGCGGCGCGTTCAACCAATCGCGCCTGGCCCAGATGGAATTGTCGCACGTCATGACGGCGAGCGTCGATGCTTATGCTGCTGGCGCTTCGCCGCTCCGCATCCTCTCCCTTGAAATGGGCCGCGTTGCCCAGGCCGCGTCCTTCATGGGCGGTGGCAACGGAATTATGGGCAAAGTCGGCGCGTTCATGTCGGGGCCGTGGGGCATCGCGGTTCTTCTTGCCACTGCCGTGCTGGGCCAGCTCATTACGAAACTGGCTGCGGGCAGTGAATCAGTCGCCGATCTCGTGCAGAAGATGCGCGAGCATGCGAAAGAGGCGGCCAAGAGCAAGCTTGCCGATGAGGCATGGTCGCACTCGATCGACGGTCTGATTGAGCGCAACGAAAAGCTCATCGACACGCTGAAGCAGCGCCTCAAGACGCAGGAGGATGTCAGCCTTCAGGAATTGCAGGCCGCCCACCGCGACGAAGCCACGGCACAAAAAGCCGTCACTGACGCTCAGAACAAGCTGCGCAATCTCCTGGCGCAGCAGGCGGCGAGCCAGCGCAGCGTGGGTATTGGGCAGGGCGGATCGCCAACCGGCTCTTCCTCGGTTATCGATGCACAGATAGCCAGGGCAAGAGAGGAGCTTGCCACCGCGCAGCAAGCGCTTGGCACGGCCCGCGCCGCGATTACGCAGAGCACCATCGCCGTGGGCGAGGAGCAGGGCAAGGCGCTCGCCGACATGAGCGCGGCAGTCGATCTGTGGGCCAAGCGCTACCAATCGGCCCTTCACGGGATCGAACAGGCCAACAGGGGGGCTTTGGCGGGACAGACGGAGACCCTGACCAACGCCTTCGAGTCGGTTCGCAAGGCGATGGGCGATGCGGCTAGTGCCGGGGCTGGAAACGCATTCTACAGCGCCCGCAATCAGGCCAAGGACCTCGGCGTCCAATTGGAGCAGGGCAAGATCACGGTCGCCAAATATGCAACCGAAATGCAGAAACTGGCTTCTTCTCTTGAGGCCGCTGCCAAGGCTGCTCGTGATGCGAAGAAGGAAACCGGCTCGGGCGAGTTCGGGAAGCAGATCAGCTTTGCCGACGCGGCCAACATCGCGAAGGGTGCAGGCCTAACCGTCACCAGCGCCTATCGCAGCACTGCACATCAGCGCGACCTCTACAATGATCCCAGCGTCAACCGCCCCGGCAACCCGGTTGCGAGACCGGGCACCTCTGCTCACGAGGGCGTCAATGGCAAGTGGGCGCTAGATATCGCGTTCGCTCCCGGCCTCACGCCGGAGAAGATCAAGAAAATCTATGGGGATCAGGGCGTAAGCCTTTCCGCCCTCTACAAGGAGAAGGGCCACTTCCACATTGAGGGGAGCCGGTCACAGGCCGCCGCAGCGGAAAATGCCCAGGCTCGGGCCGAGCAAAAAGCCAAGGTGGACGATGACACGTTCGCCCGCGAGAGCGCCCAACTAGACGCTGAAATCCTCCAGACGAAGAAAGAACTTGCTGCTGGCTATGACACGCAAGCCGCCCTCGCAACGCAGGAAATAGAGGCGCAGAAGGAAGCGCAGCTGGCTTCGATCCAGAAGCAGCTTGATGCGAAGCAGATCAGCGAAGCCGAGGCCCAATCGCTGCGCCTTCAGGTTGAAGAGTTGGCGGCACAGCGCGAGGGTATTGTCGCTCGCCGGAAATATACCGATGACCTTGAGGCGCTGGCACGTTCGGCGCAGCAAGAGAGCGAGTTCAAGATTGCCGACCTCCGTTTCGCCGACGATATGGCAAAGACGCAGGGCGAGCACCGTTCTCTTCAGCTCCAGATCCTCGATATCCAGTATCAGCAGAAAGAGGCCGACCTAAAGCGCCTCCTTCTCACCATCCAATCGAACAAGGACTTCGCCACCTCCGTTGATCTTCAGCGGCAGGCGATGGAGGTTCAGGCCCAGCTAGCCCGCATTCCGATTGAGATGGCGCAGGATCAGACCCGCGTTCGTCAGGGAACTCTCGATCCGCTCCAGCAATATCTGAGCGGCATTCCGCATGAGGCTGCGACAATCAACGAAGCGCTGAAGGCTCTAGAGGTTCAGGGTCTCGACGGACTCGCCAATGCTCTTTCCCACATTGGGGAGGGGTGGAAGGCGATGCGCGACATTGCCCTTTCAACCATTCAGGACATCGTTTCCGCGCTCATCAAAATGCAGATCGAGAGAATGTTCTTCTCGTTGCTCGGCGGCGGTGGTGGAGGTCTCGTTGGAAGCCTTGGCCTCGGCGGCGCGGGAGCGTTGCCGGACATTGGCGGGGCTGCGATCGCGGCTGGCGCTGTGCCGGGCTTCTTTTCCGGCGGCGCTCCGTTCGCCGGTTTCGCCAGCGGCGGCTTCGTTTCAGGCGCAGGGGGTTCCACGTCGGACAGCATCCCCGCGATGCTGTCGAACGGCGAATATGTGATGAGCGCTGAGGCCGTCCGCAAGTTCGGCACTGGCTTTCTTGATGCGATGAATGAAGGCAAAATACCGCACAAGAAGCACGGTGGGTTGCTCGGCGGATTGTTCGGTGGGCTGTTCGGACTGACAGGTTTGCTCGCGACCGGAACGCTCAAACCGAAAGACTTGCTTCCGATTCTCAGTCCGGGTCTCGCTTTGGTGACGGGTCACGCGGGTATACTCAAATATCTCAGCCCCGGAGGAATGCTCGCAAGCAAGATGTTCGGGCATGAAACGGCAAGCATTCCGCAGCCGTCTAGGATTGCGCCTCCTCGGGCTGCGAACTTCAACGCTGCCGGAGGCAACGTCTTCTATATCAGCGTCACGGCGCCGAACACAGGCAACCAGCGCAGGGACAGAGCCACGGCGCTCCAGCAGGCGGGTCTGGTGCGCGAAGCGGTGGCGACGGCCAATCGCAAAGGGGCGGCATAGGTGCATATTCCCCAGCAGCTCCCTCGCAATATCGAGAACGGCGCCCGCCGCAGCCTCATGTGGGATATTGAGATCGTCACCACTGACGGCGGCAGCGAGGTCCGCAATCAGCGTTGGGCAACACCGCTCAGAACCTGGGAGATCGGCTACAACAACGGCGCCCTAACCAATGCCGACCACGCAACGGTCGAGCGGATGTTCTATCAGACGGAAGGCGGCGTGCACACCTTCAACTGGTGGGATGAGCGCGGCAACAACGGGGCCGGGGAGATGGTCAAGGTCAGGTTCGATACCGACCTTCAGTTCACCAATACGGTTGGGCCGTATCATCATCTAGACAGCTTCACGATCAAGGAAGTGCGCGAGTGAGGACGCATAGCAGCGCTCTCGCAACCCACCTTTCAGGACGCTCTCACACCCTCTGCTCAATGCTGCTGCTCGACCTCAGAGATGGCACGAGCTTCGGAATTACAGATCACGACCAACCGCTGCCTTTCGACATCGGTGACGGACTCGTGACCTATTCCGCAAGGACCGGCATTCTCACCTCCAATGTGTCGCTGTCGTGCGGGCTGGAGGCAGACAATTACGAAGTCACCGGACCATTAAGCGATCTGGTCACGAGGAAAGCGGTTCTCGGCGGTCGCTACAACCGAGCCCGAGCGAGACTATTCGAGGTCAACTGGAAAGACCTTTCGGCCGGCGCGATCAAGATCCTCGCCGGATATGTTTCGGAAGCGAGGATCGAGGGTGGGAAGTTCGTCTTTGAAATTCGCTCCGATGTCGATTTCTATAACCAGATGGTGGGCCGCGTCATCACCAACATGTGCGATGCGGACTTCGGCGACGGGATCAGGTGTCACGGAACGCCGACTTCGGTTGTCGGAACGGTCACTGCCGTAACCGATGCGATGCGGTTCACCGTGTCCTTTACAGGTTCCTATGCCGACGACTTCTTCAACAAGGGCACGGTCCAGTTCCTGACTGGCGCGATGGCCGGAACCGACAAGATCGAGATTGAGGACTGGACCTCTGCGGGGGCAATTACTCTATTCGCTCCAGCGGTCGAAAATCCGGCGATTGGGGACACGCTAACGATCAAGGAAGGCTGTGCGAAAACACGCGATGCCTGCATGGCGCACGGGCAAATCCTGAACTTCAGGGGCTATCCGGAAGTGCCTGGCCGCAAGGCGCTGATGCCTGCGATACCGGGGCAGTAGGTCAGATGCCCCAATATGCCATTTCGCCCTTAATGTAGCTGTCGCGGTTGAAGCCCTCATCCCAAGCATCCCAGAGATCAGGCTCCGTGTCAGGATCATACGGATTGAACACCGTAAGACTGTCCTCGCCGGCCAGGTGCGAGAGCGCCAAGCCTAGGCGGTAAGCCTCTTCGATCGCCGCGTCGTCAGCCACACGCTCTGGCTATCATAGAACCGGGAAAGAGTGAATGGCTCGCAAAGCGAAGGATCGCGGCGCCCGCGTGGCGGCTGCCGTTCGATCATGGGAGGGAACGCCGTTTCAAGATCACCAGCGCTGCAAGGGCGCTGGCGTCGATTGCAAGGGTCTGCTGTGGGGGGTTGCCGACGAGCTTGGCTTTCCCGAGGCTCAGAGCGAATATGCGCAGACGATCGATTACAACCTTCGCTTGAGAAACGGGATACCCTCTGCTCGGCTGAAGGAAGGTTTCGCGGCTCTGTTCGATCCCGTCACGGACGAATGGAAGCCCGGCGATATCCTGCTCTGCAAGCATGACGGGCAAGTCGGGCATATCGCGATTTTCGACGGTGAGCGGGCGTGGAACGCGCTTCCCGAATCGGGGGTGAAGTCGCGGACGCTCAGAAGTCTTTTTCACAAATACCCATTGGACAGCGTGTGGCGGTGGAGGTCTTGATTGCCGATACCTAAGATCGTCGTCACCGTTGCGCTGATGGCGGCCCAGACTGCGTTGCAGATGACGCAGAAGATCAGGGGACCGCGCCTCGACAGCCTCAAGACGACGACTGCGGAATATGGGACGCCAATCCCGAGGTTCTGGGGCAAGCGCAAGTTCGAGTGCCCGGTCATCATGGCGGCGGACCTTATCGAGACGCAGCACACGTCAAAGGGAAAGGCGGGAAAGAACACTCAGTACAAATATTTCGCCGACTTCGCGATCCTGATTTGTGACCACGAGATAGACGCTGTTACCCGAATTTGGATGGACGAAAAGCTCGTCTATCAAACCACCGATCCAGGCCCGACTTCGGTAGGAGCTGCGGCTGGCCTCACGGTCGGCGGGAACATGCGGATTTATCTGGGAACCGAAACCCAAGACCCTGATCCGATGATCGAAGCATGGTGCGACGATCGCTACGGACCCAACTCCTGCCCGGCCTACAGGGGTTCGGCGTACATCGCGTTTGAACGGCTTCCGGTAAACAATTTCGGCAATCGCATCCCAAACATCACGGTTGAGGCGGTCAACAACAAGTCCGACATTTATCCTTGGGAAGTTGACGATTCACCCAGCACTCTAGGTTCTCCGTCGCAATTCTCGCCTGATGGCACGCGGCTTTACGTGATCAGTTCTGATTTCCAGGTCTGGGACGTTCCGAACCGCACCCTTCTCGTGTATCGAGTCCTGCCGGTCGGTTCCGGCATCTCATATGTCTACGCGATTACCGATAGCGCCATTTATGGTGTCAACATCAGCGGTGACACTGGCGTTGTCCTTGGCCTCGACGGAAGTGTCATCTCGGTCGATTCTCTGGATCATGTGGGCTGGAGTGGTGCCCTGCTTGCGGGCGGCTCGATCTGGCTCATTCCGGGTTCGTTCACCGGCCAATATTACGGACAATGGGCTGGCGGTCCCGCAGTCGCCACATACGCAACCAACTTCTGGCCGACCTTCTATTTCAACAATACCGAGGGAGACGCGATAGCTCTCGGATGGTCGCCGTCAACGACCTACAACCTCTGCGTTGCTGATGTACCGGGCAATGCCACGATTATCGATACCACGGCTTACACCACATCCGGAGTCGCTTACGGTTTCGACAACGGAACCAACTATGTCGTTCGGCAGGGGGATTACCTTTTCCTGATCGACAAGACGACCCACACCATCGTTTCCGCGGTGAACGAGGGAGACCCCGCAGCCTATCCCAATTCGACCTACCCGAACATCGCGCCCGGTGCCACGGACTTCTGGGAAGGCCCGACGCATTACAATGCTCTCGATCTTTCTGTGATCGAGGATATCGACATTTCACTTTGGCCCGTGACCGGCGTTACCGAGCACACGGGGCAGACCTATTCCAGTGTTCTCGATGCCCTCGTCAGCTTCGCGAACGATCCCGCTATCATCTGGCGCTACCTTCACCGCATCGGCTCAAGTGGCGTCACGCTCAAGACCATCGTGGACGGCGTTTCCGGTTGGGCTTTCCCGACCGGCGCAACGATGCCCGACACCACTGCTTTAACTCAGGTTGTTCAGGGATACTCAGTCACCCAAGGCGCGGGAAAGGAGATGATCGGCCCGCTGCTCGACATTCACGATGTCGATTGCCGGCCACATGACTTCGGGGTCCAGTTCGTCAATCGCGGCGGCTCTCCGTCCGGAACGATCCTCACGGAAGACTTCGTGAGGGACGGTGACAACCGCTACACCGTCACCATCCAGCAGGACACTGACTTACCGAGAAAACTGACGTTCAATTACGCCGATGTGGATCACGAGCAGCAGGCGAACAACGCCATTGCTCAAAGACCATTCGATGCTGCCGACACGACACGGGAAGAGACGGTTGACCTCTCGACCTATGCCGATACCGCGGACGGCGCGCAGCAGAAGGCCGATCGGTATCTAAGGAGGGTTTGGAACAGCCGGGAGCGGATCAAGAACTCTCTGACCGCCCAGAAGCTTGCATTGGAGCCGGGAGACGTAACGACTCTCTCGTTAGACGGAGTGCTTCGCAATGCGCGTCTCGACAAATGGACAAAGGCCCAAAGCGTTCTCCAGTGCGAGTTCATCCGTGACGAGGTTTCGGTTGCGGCGGTCAATTCGGCGACGACCGGCGCGGACATGCAGGGCAATGATGTCCAGACCATCACCGTTCCGACCGAAACCAGAGGCTTCATCATCGACGCTCCGCTGATTCAGGACGCGGACAATGATGTGAACCCGATCATCTATTATGCAGCCGGGAATTACGGAACCGGAACCTGGCTTGGAGCCACTGTCAACGAGCGGGACACCGGAGGGGATTATTCTATCCTGTTCGGCTCAGTGGACACGACCAACGGTGCTACATGGGGCTTTGCGACTTCGGCGCTGGGAACCGCGAACCCGAACCTCTGGGATCGGGGGAATAGTTTTACCGCCAACGTCTATGGAACGCTGACCTCGCACACCGAGGCGGAGATCAACGCCGATCCATCGCTGAACCTGATCGCCTTGGGGACTGACGACCGTTGGGAATATATCCAGTTCGCCACGGCAACCCTCACGGGAACATCTGGTAACGCCAACCTCTACACCCTGTCAGGCTTCAAGAGAGGTCGGAGAGGAACCGAGGGCAATGTCGGAAACCATACAAACGGGGATTCGCTGGTCGTTCTCTCCAACGCTATCCCGAGCGAAATCGGGACCGATGCGGTTGGTGACAGTCTGTCGTTCAAGATCCAGTCACTAGGCCGGGACGTTGACGCGGCTCCGGCGATCGATCTCACCTATGACGGCAATACGCTGAAGCCATATGCGCCAGCTCGGTTGAAGACTTATTACGACGGCACCGACCTCCAATGCACGATCTATCGCCGCACTCGTGTTGGCGGTGCGTGGAACGGCGGATCGACCATTCCGCTTTCTGAAAATGCGGAAGACTATGAGGTTGACGTTTACAACGGGGCCACCTTGAAGCGGACGATAACGGTGAGCGGAACAAACCTGTTCACCTATACCTCGGCAATGGCGACGGCGGACGGGATCACTCTACCCGCCCTGCCAACATTCAACGTCTATCAGATGAGCGACGTTGTCGGCCGAGGCTTTGCCCTAGCAGCATAAGGAAACCGCATGACGACTACGCCTCGCGGCTCGCCCGAGCTCGCGTCCGGACAGGCCGTGCCGGAAACGACCGTCAACGAGCAGATTCGGCGCACCGAAGGAGGCGCTGGCCGATATCCGATTGCCGATCGGGTGACGGCACCACCTGGGTCGTGCGCCGATGGTGCCCAATACATCATCATTGCCACCGCCACCGGGGCGTTCGCGGCCAAGGAAAACCAGATCGCACAGGCGGTCGGGACGAATGCGGCAAACGGGTGGAATTACCGGACCCTTGGAACGCTTGACGAGGGTATTCTTGCCTACGTTCAAGATGAGGATGCGGAGTATAAATGGAGCGGCGCGGCGTGGGCCGTTTACACAGGCGCTGGATATGGGCCGGGCGGAACCGACGTAGCTCTTGCCGATGGCGGAACAGGGGCATCGCTCAGCGATCCGAACGCAGACCGCATTCTTTTTTGGGACGATTCTGCCGGACAGGTCACATGGCTTAGCCCCGGCTCGAATATCTCGATCACTGGAACGACCTTAGACGCCGCGGCGTCAGCCATAACCGCCAAAGACGAGGGCTCAACCCTCACCTCCGCCGTAACGTCACTTGATTTTACGGGCGGCGGCGTGACCGCCTCGAACGTCGGCGGCGCAGTCACAGTCAGCGTGCCGGGAAGCGGCGGCATTACCGTCAAGGACGAGGGTTCGACGCTCACATCGTCGCTTAGCTCCATGGATTTTGTCGGTGCGGGAGTCACGGCGACGAACACCGGGGGAGCCGTCACCGTGACCATTTCAGGTGGCGGTGGGGGCGGATCAATCGACACCGGCAAGACCTTGGCGCTCAGCGCCGGCATTTTCAGCGCATGAGGAACCTATGACCGCCAACACGTCTCCAATTTTCACTCTCACCCCAGACATATCGGCCAACAACGGTTCGACCGTTGGCGGCTCTATCACGGCGGCAATAGGCTCGTCCTATGACGGCACCCATGCAAACATGGTGCTTGAGCATACGGCCGGAGCCAATGGATCGTTCATAGGCCAGATTCGATGCAAGGCGCTTGGAACCAATGTCGCTACGGTGGCTCGCGTCTTTGCGAATAACGGATCGACCAACGGCACGGCTGCGAACAATACGTTCATTGAGGAAATATCCCTTCCAGCAACGACGGCAAACAACACCGCCGCTACGGCAACGATCGTCATGCCCCTTAATCTTCGGCTTCCCTCTGGCTGGAGGATTTATATCGGTCTCGGAACTGCCGTCTCGGCTGGCTGGAACTTTGTCTGCGAAGCTGGTCAATACTGATGGACGGCATGTTTTCATGGCCGAAGGCCGGGCAGAACGATGTCCAGGTATTCGGCCCGAACTCTCCGACATCCACGGGGACCGAGGACGGTTGCGCTATCTGGCGCAAGAAACCAGGCGCTTCGATGGTGGCGATATTTGCTCTCGGCGGGGGAGGCGGCGGCGGCAACGGAACAGTGGGAGCAGTATCGAACGCTGGCGGTGGCGGTGGCGGCGGCGCAGGCGGTCAGGTCTATGTAGAAATGCCCGCGTTTCTTGTGCCCGATACCCTCTTTATCAACGTGGGCTTCGGCGGCACTGCGGGCAACTCCGGAGGACGAAGCATTGTTCAGCTCGCGCCAGGCAATTATCCAGCCCAAAATGCGCTTCTTGTTGAATGCAAGGGCGGTAGTAGCGGTGGATCTGGCGCTGGCGGCGGGTCTGGTGGATCAGGCGGCGCGGTGGGAGCGATCGGCAATATGCCGATGGCCTGCGGAACCTTCGTCTCGTATGCTGGTCATGGTGCCAATTCGGCGCCGGGCCCCGGATCGCCGTCTAACACTAATTTGCCACTGACCGGGGTTCGGGCTTGCGCTGGCTGCCCTGGCGCCGGCCTCAACGGCTCGGGCGTGGCGGGTTCTGTGGGCGGCACATATGCCAATCCGGACAGCCGCGTCTTTCCATCGGTATCGGGCGGAAGCGCCGGATCGACAACCACAACTCCAGGAGGACAGGGAACCAACGGATTTCAAGTCCTGCAAGGTCAGTTCGGTTATTGGTATGGTGGGACAGGTGGAGGGTCGTCCCATGGCTCCGCGACTGGCGCAGGACTAGTCGGGGGCAACGGCGGCGATGGCGGTATTGGCAGCGGTGGCGGTGGCGGTGGCGGTGCCCTTACCGGCTCTACCCAGGGAATCGGGGGGCGTGGCGGCGACGGGATTGTTATTATTTGCCAGTGGTAGATACTTCACCTGAACCCATAGCCCGACAAGAAGCAGCGGCGGCACTATCCGCGTCCCGAAAATGACCAGCTCCGGTGAAAGGAAGGCGAGAGCTACAGCCGCTCTCTCCCATGCAAACATTCGCGACCAATGCGTGAAAATGATGACGCCGAAGCCAAGACATGCCACCGTCAAATCATAGTGGAAGCCATAGGGGACGATCAGGAACGTGGCGGTCGCCGCGGTCCACACGTTGAAGTTGCGGAACAGGAGAATGACCGCCGCCGTGGCGAATGCGAGCCAGCCGGTAACTCCATATCCGAGGATTGGACTTACGGCTGTCAAGTTCATCACGGGCATCGCGCCTGGTTTCAACAGACCGACCTGATACTCGAATGTGGTGGTCACGAACTCGCGCCAAACGGTCATGCCGAACAGGGCTGCGCTAAGGGCGATAAGCGCCAGCGCGGTTGCTATGGCAACAATCAGGGCGCGCCGATCGCGCAGCATTTGAACAGCGATAAGTAACCCGAGATGGGGCTTGATTGTCATCAGCCCGGCTGAAACTCCGGAGCCTGAAAAGGCGAGAAACCACAGTCCTCCGATCAGCAGCCCATAGTGGCCGAACCAAAGGCAGGCGAGGGCAGCTGGCGTGAGCGCTGCGAGGATTGGCGGGAATCCTTCAGGCAAATGCTTTCTGGCCGCCAAAACGAAGAAGGCCGCAGTTGACAGATTCCACAGCCAGAACGCCGCTGGCTGCTGGAGCAGTGCGAACGGAATGGAGAAAAACAGAGCGTGGGGCGGGTAGCTGTAATTGTTGAGTGTCGTCATTCCGAGCATTGCATGAGACGCGTGCCGAAAGCGCTCCACGTCGAAAATGTCCGCCACTCTTCCTTCAAGGACGAGGCGCCCCGCGACCCACAGGTTGGAAAAATCGCGATCGACTAACGAGTACGGCGCAGAGAACAGCAGCAGGACGGTGAACGCCGATCCCAGTGCCCACAACGCCACGATGCGACCCCACTGCGTCACATGCCTGGCTGTGGGCCGATCAGGAAGCCGTAGAGAGCGGCGATAGCAGCGGCAACGAACAGCGTAATTGTCTCGCGACGATTGAGCTTCAAGGCTGCCACCTAACTACCGAGCGCCCCTTCAATAACGCAAATTAAACAAACAGCCAACCGGGGGAATTTGTCATGCGTGCGAGACTTTCGTGATCCTGCCGGAATCCCCCAAGGCTCTGGCCTTTGACGGAACGCTCGCCGCCTGGGCGATGTGGGTCATAACCGTTGGCGCTCCAGCGATCGTGACGCTCTGCACGATTGTCCTGCTCGTCTTGAGGATCGTGATTGCGGTTCGGGAGCTGCGGAAGTGAAGCCCATCGGCCCGCGCACAAAGGCAGCTTTGAAAGAGCTGATGCGATCATGGGACGATGCGCTCTCGGAGCCCGTCCCAGCGGACATGAAGGCGCTGCTCGCCAAACTGAAATGATGGCGGCGTTCACGCATCAGCGCCGAGCGGGGGAACCTGAAGCGCTTAGCCTACTGACCGCCATCGATACACGCAACCGCATCTCATAACTACGGCCCACGAGGGTAAGCGAATGGGTTGCCCCGCTTAGCCCTCACGCGCCCGAACGCCTGTTTTTGCGAGGGGTTCCAAGCCCATGAAAATTAATGATCGCGGCCTCGCGCTGATAAAGCGCGCGGAGGGGCTTCGCCTCGACGCCTACCAAGACGGCGGTGGCGTGTGGACGATCGGCTACGGCTCAACCCGCGATATCCACAAGGGTATGACGATCACGCCTGGCGAGGCCGAGCGGCGACTGCTGGAGGATCTGGAGCGCCACGACATTACGCCATACCTCGACGGATGCGCGACTAATCAGTGCCAGTTCGACGCGATGACGAGCCTGGCGTTCAACATCGGGCTCGACCGGTTCGGCGGCTCGACCGTCCTCAAGCGGCACAGGCTCGGCAACTACCCGCGCGCGGCCGACGCCTTCCTTCTCTGGAAATATGACAACGGCAAGGTTGTGCAGGGCCTGCTTAACCGCCGCGAGCAAGAGCGGCTTCTTTACCTCGGCGAACTGTGACCCTCGGAGGAAACATGAACTATCGCCTGCTTCTTATCGCGGCATCCGCGCTCGCGCTTATCGGATGCTCCGTGGCTGACGCCAAAACATGCCGTGACAGTCACGGGCGGTTCACCAAATGCCCTACGCCTACCCCGTCACCAACTCCCACGCCTACCCCGACGCCAACACCTACACCTACCCCTACTCCTACCCCCTCACCAACGCCGATTAACCCATCCGGCGAAGCGACGATTGCCGACAATTTCAACACGGCGGCGGGGATCGAGCCGACATGGTACGGCCCGCTTGGTCGCGGCGGCATTGCTCCGGCGAGCGCTGATCCCGTTGGCGCATTCCGCCTCTTCTGCGGCGCCGGTCAGCTGCTCAAGGATGATCCGCTCGTTTATCCCGGCCAGCCCGGTGCATCACACTTGCATCAGTTCTTCGGCAACTTGGGCGCGAACGCGAGCTCCAATTATACTTCGCTCCGCACGAGCGGCGATTCGACGTGCGACATCGGCTCTGTCCCGAACAATCGCTCGGCCTACTGGATGCCGGCCATGATGGATGGGGCCGGAGGTGTCGTGAAGCCCAACTGGCTCAAGGTCTATTACAAGCGCAACCCGAAGAGCGATCCGATGTGCAAGTCACCGGATCAGGGCGGCATCGGTATCTGCACCGATCTTCCCAACGGCATCCGCTACGTCTTCGGCTACAACATGAAGACGATGAGCGGAGGCCCCAACGACCTCAACAGTCAGGACAGCGGCGCGATCACGTTTCAATGCTGGTCGAACAACGAAGGCGCTCCCGCTGTCGCTGGATATTTCCACAATCTCCGCGATATCGTGGCGGCCGGCTGTCCCGCTGGTGCTCTGCTCATGATCGTTGCTGCGGCACCGATCTGTTGGGACGGCGTGAACGTCGATAGCGCTGACCACCGCAGTCATATGGCGATGGCGAATGGACCGATGTACCCGGGCCAGTTCTTCCGGGCGTGCCCGTCAACGCATCCGTACCTGATCGATAGCCTTGAGGTTCAGGCCGCCTTCCGCACGGACGCCAATTTCGTCGCCGGGAAGTGGCATTTGTCGAGTGACGAGATGGTGCCCGGCGCCGTTCCAGGCTCGACTTGGCACATGGACTATTGGGAAGCATGGTCGCCCACCGTGAAGGCCACTTGGCATGCGACCTGTATCAACCAGAAGCTGAGCTGCTCGGGCGGCGACTTGGGCAACGGGACGCAGATGATCGGCGCCAACGGGCCGCCCTGGCCGCAGGACTTCCCCGATCACGTTGTGGTGGCCGCCCAATGAGCATCAAAACCGCTGCGTCTTATCTCGAAAGACGCCTTCTGGAACGCTCGTTCTGGCTCCAGTGCGGAGCGGCGATCATTCCCGCAGTGGCGCTGCCGATGCCGTGGCGTGTCATTTCCATCTGCATCGCGGTCATGGCCGCGCTCGTGCCTGACGGAGTGCTCGGGCAAAAGTAACGGGGGATCATCCAATGCTCAAGGCGCTTGTTGGCGCATCGCTGATGCTCGTCCCTGTTCCCGCTATCCCGCAGACCGATCCAGCCGGCCCAGTTCCTAAGGTCATCTGCCGTCAGGATCACGGTTATAGTGCGGGAACGGCCTTCCGTATTGGCCCGCACCTGCTCGTTTCGGTCAATCACGTTACCAGCGCTGGGCGCTGTGAAATTGACGGTCAGCCCATTTACGTTCTCTACGCCAGCCCGAAAGCCGATTTCTCCATTCTTTCCGACGATCGTTCCGGCAAGTGGCTGAAGGTCGATTGCCGGGGATACATCAAGGGCCACACTTACGTTGCCGTAGGCCATGCGCGGGCGATGGATGATCTGACGCTGGTGCCAATGGTTTCGACCGGACTGACCTATGGCAGTCTGTCTCTTCTCGCGGGCGTGTTCACGGCACAACCTGGTCAATCCGGTGGGCCAATTCTTGACGGCGAGACTGGCAGCGTGGTCGGCACGGTCAACACCGCCGAATGGTCGCGCGGCCTCACAGGAAGCATTGAGCTTCGTGGCACGAGCATTTGCGGAGGAAATGCCGCATGAGCCTCTTCCATCCAGAAACCGCCGAGGACAAGATGGCGTGGGTGCCGATTATCGGCTGCTTCATTCCGCTGGTGCTCGCCGTTGCCGCGATTGTCGCTGCGCTGGTGTGGCTATGATGCCCGCTGGCGATCCCGATAGAACCCCGGAGCGCGCTCTGTTCCAAGTGGTCGGCTGCCTCTTCGCGGCAATTGTCGGCGGCATTGCGCTTGTCATTCTACTGGTCGGCCTAGCAGTGGGGGCATTACTGTGACCTGGGCGCTCTCGCTCCTCGGCATCGGCAAGTCGGTTCTAATGGCTGTGCTAACGTGGCTGTCCAAGCGCTCACCCGCTGGGCTCGGCTGCATCGTGCTCGGCATTGTCTGTGCGGTGCTGATCGTAGTGAACAGGGCAGAGAAGCGGCATTCGGAGAAGCTACAGACGCAAGTGACGAATCTGTCTGTACAGCTTCAACGCATCTCCGACGCGCGTAACGCTCAGAAGCAAACCACAACGGAAAAGATCAAGGTGGTTACGCGCACCATCCGCGACGCGGATGAGAGGGCGCGGGTGGTTGAGAAAGCGCCGCCTGCGAAAGATTGCAAGACGAAGGCCGAGATCATGGGAGCGGACCTGTGAGGCGCGGCGTCCTGAGCACTTTGCATTTTCTGCAAATTACTCTCGCGGCCGTCGCCTTCACCGGCTGCGCCACGACGCGCTACGTTCCGACATACTGCCTCGCGCACGATCAGCAGCTTCCCGCCGAACCGCCCAAAATCAAGAGCCAGCTAACCGGCGATGCCAGCAAAGACGTTGGCGTCCTCGCAGGGTCAGCAATTCGTCTGCGCGCATATGGGGAAGGCTTGCGAACCATCCTGGAGGGTTGCCGTGAGCCGGCCAAGTAAGCCCTGCAAACGCTGCGGCGGCTGGGGCCAATCTGACCCGTGGGGCCAAACATACGAGGTTCGCCTGTGCCCTGAATGTCCCGGAGAAGGCCCACGATGGTCAAATGCCAAAACACGTGCGGGAGCCGTCGCGCTAACGCGATAGGCGGGGAAAGCTATGAATGCCGACACCACCTCTCAGTCAAGAGCTATGCGACGAGGCAATCCGCCTCATCGAAGAGTATGGATCACCGACCGCCGCCGCTGAAGCCTCTGGAATCAAACGCGGCACGCTAGAGCATCGCCAGCGCGTAGGCCTCGCCCGCCGTGCTGGAATGATCGTCACTGGCCGTTCCACCCTCACCGATCTCCGCACTGGTGAGCCGGTTATGGAATGGGTCAAGGAGTCACTCGACCGCCAGAAGGTCGCTGAAGCGCAACAGGCGGCTTATGCGGCGCTTGCTGCCGAACTTCCCCGACCTAATCCTGTTGCACCCCCAGAGCTATGCGACGAGCTGCTTTGCAACCTCTACACCTATAGCGACTTCCACTTGGGGATGTTGGCACAGGAGGAAGAGGGCGGCGCGGACTGGGATCTGAAGATTGCAGAGAGTACGCTGCAAGACAGCTTCGCCATGATGATTGCTCAGTCGCCGGCAGCGCATACGGCCATCCTGAACATCCAGGGCGATATGCTCCACACGGACGGGCTGCTTCCCGTCACTCCTGCCCACCGCCACATCCTCGACGCCGATGGTCGCTTTAGCCGCATCGTCGCTGTCGCCATCCGATCGATCCGCCATCTGGTCAATCTGGCGTTGGAGAAGCACCAGCACGTCCATGTAGTTATTTGCGAAGGCAACCACGATGAGGCAAGCTCGGTATGGCTGCGCCTCATGTTCCAGGCGCTGTACGAGCTGGAGCCGCGGGTAAGCGTCAACGCCTCTGAATTGCCGTTCTACGTCTTTCAGTTCGGCGCCACGATGCTGGGGTTCCATCACGGCCACAAGGTCAAGAACGAACAGCTTCCTTTACTGTTCGCCGCGCAGTTTCCCGAGGTGTGGGGAAGCACGAAGCGGCGGGCCATACATTGCGGTCATCGCCACCATTGCGACGAGAAGGAATATAATGGCGTGACGGTCGTTCAGCACCCCACGATTGCCGCCAGAGACGCCTATGCCGCCCGTGGTGGTTGGATCGCTGATCGTGCCGTTCAAAGCATCACGTACCACAAGCAGTGGGGCCAGGTAGGGCGTGTGTGGATTACGCCGGAGATGCTGTCGTGACCATCCTCCACCTCGACGGCGACATAGAACTGATCTGGACACCGGAAACGCACACGATCAAGCTCAGTTATCGCGGAGTAACGCTAAGTCGGAAGCTCACCGAGCACGAACGGCGGAAGCTGTCGAAAGCGCTCTGGTATTCCTAACACGGACTTCCCGACGCATCAGATTGTGGCGGTGCCGTCGACACCTTAGGGGGATGGTGCCTTCCTCTCGCATCGGTAAATACGCTCGAAGGCTACTGTGCTGCTGGCCAACGCGCCTAGTATGAGAA